TCCTCGTCCTCAAAAACAACAAAGGAACAGAAGACAACAGAGTCAGAAAACTCGACTACAGCATCCAGTTAAGTAAATTATTTTATGAGAGATTTATATCCAGTGAGGATGTTAGTTTATTCTCTCCTCACCATGTTCCTGGTTTGTACGATGCTTTTGGCACCCCTGCCTTTGATGACTTATATGTTTCATATGAGAACGATGCATCAATTCCAAGAACCACCATCTCAGCTCAAGAATTAATATTAGATCTTTTAAAAGAAAGAGCAGAGACTGGAAGAATCTATATTATGAATATAGATCATTGCAATGCTCACTCATCCTTCTTGGATAAGGTAGAGATGAGCAATCTATGTCAAGAGATTACATTACCAACTAAACCTATACAACATATTGATGATGAGAAGGGAGAAATTGCTCTTTGTATTCTTTCTGCTATTAATATTGGTAAGATTAGAAGTGTTGACGACTTAGAGGAACTATGTGATTTAAGTGTTAGAAGTCTTGATGAACTTATTGATTTTCAAGGTTATCCTGTTAATGCAGCAGAAATCGCTACAAAGGCAAGAAGATCTCTTGGAGTTGGTTATATAGGTTTAGCACATTATCTTGCCAAGCAGGGCGTTAAATACGATGATCCAGAGGCATGGAAGTTAGTTCATTCATTAACAGAAGCATTTCAGTATAATCTTATTAAAGCATCAGTTAATCTTGCAAAAGAAAAGGGTGCTTGTGAGTATTCTGATAGAACAAAATATGCTCAAGGAATACTTCCTATCGATACATATAAGAAAGAAGTAGATGAGATCGTTCCAAATGACCTATCATTTGATTGGGGAAATTTACGCCAAGAATTATTGGAACATGGAATTAGGAACAGCACATTGTCGGCACAAATGCCTTCAGAGAGCAGTTCCGTTGTGTCAAATGCAACCAATGGAATCGAACCACCTAGAGGATACTTGTCCGTTAAAAAATCGAAGAAAGGGCCTCTTAAGCAGATTGTTCCACAGTATGGTACATTAAAGAATAATTATACATTACTTTGGGATATGCCTAGTAATGAAGGTTATATTAATGTAGTTGCAGTTATGCAAAAGTTCTTTGACCAAGCGATTAGTGGAAACTGGAGTTATAATCCAGAGCACTATGAAAATTCTGAAGTTCCAACAAGTGTAATGGCAAATGATTTGTTGACAACTTATAAGTTGGGTTGGAAGACATCATATTATCAAAATACATATGATGTTAAAACAGATGAGGTTGAATTATCTCTTCCTTCTGTAGAGGATGTTGGAATACAAGGACATACTCAATTACAATCTTTAGTTAATGATATAATGAATTCTGAGGAAGAAACCTGTGAAAGTTGTGCAATCTGAAATGAAAGGAATTACCGTATTTAATACTGAAGAGGTAGATACTAAGAAACAACCTATGTTTTTTGGTAAGCCTCTAGGTGTTCAGCGTTATGATTCTTATAAGTATCCTTCGTTTGAAAATTTAACTAAGTCTCAATTAGGATATTTTTGGAGACCTGAAGAGGTTTCTCTACAAAAAGATAGAGGAGACTATCAACAATTGCGTCCAGAGCAAAAACATATATTTACTTCTAACTTAAAGTATCAAACGATGCTTGATAGTGTTCAAGGTAGAGCACCTGGTATGGCATTTGCTCCATACTGCTCTCTTCCTGAACTAGAAGGGTGTATGAATGTATGGCAACTTATGGAAATGATTCATAGCCGTTCATATACATACATTATCAAAAATATATATTCAAATCCTGCGGAAGTATTTGATACTATTCTTAGAGATGATCGTATTCTAGAAAGAGCATCTAGTGTTACTAAGGCATATGATGATTTTATTAATTATGCACATGAATATGGTCAAAGTAGTGCTTGGAAAGATGATATGAGGGCTCATCCTAATTCAGAATGGACTCGTAAAGATTTAAAAACACATTTATACAGGGCAGTAGCTAATGTCAATATTTTGGAAGGTATTCGCTTTTATGTTTCTTTCGCTTGTAGTTTTGCTTTTGGTGAGCTCAAACTCATGGAAGGATCTGCGAAAATCATATCGCTTATTGCAAGAGATGAGAATCAGCATTTGGCTATAACACAAAATATATTAAACAATTGGAGAAAAGGTGATGATCCTGATATGATAGATATTGTTAAGGAACAAGAACCTTGGTTGATTCAGGCCTTTAAGGATACTGTGAATGAAGAAAAAAGATGGGCAGAATATTTATTTAAAGATGGATCTATGATTGGATTGAATGATAAGTTATTGCATCAGTATGTTGAGTGGATTGCCAATCGTAGAATAAAAGCACTAGGACTTAAACCAATCTATGACATACCTGCAAAGAATAATCCATTACCTTGGACGGAGCATTGGATTTCCTCAAAAGGACTCCAAGTTGCACCACAAGAAACAGAAGTCGAATCTTATATTGTCGGAGGAATCAAACAAGATGTTACCAAAGACTCCTTCTCAGGATTTAAATTATAGTTTAGAGGATTGTTATAAAGCATATGAAGAAAATCCCTATGAAAATTGGGATGATTTTGCTGGTGGATAAATAGGAGGAATGATATAAAAATTATGAAATGGCAGCGAATGGTGAGGGAGATTATGAAAATCCCTGGTACTACAAAGGTACAACTTTCACTACTGACGATATTGGCGATTTCTTCGGTTTCGTCTACAGGATTACTAATTTACAATCTGGCAAACAATACATTGGTAGAAAATACTTCTGGCAAAAGCGTAAGCCTAGAGGTGGCAAGAGAAGGGTTACATCTGAGAGTGACTGGAAACGATACTATGGAAGCTCTTCAGAACTTAGTGCTGATAGAAAACTTCTTGGAAACGCAGCGTTCAAACGAGAGATCCTCTCCTTACACTCCAGACTTGGAGATGTAAACTACGAAGAGACTAAACAATTATTTTTAAATAATGTATTACAAGAGTCTCTTGACAACGGAGAACCAGCATATTATAATAGCAATATTCTAGGACGCTATATGCGAAAAGATTATGGAACGATTAGAGGAAACTCTATCTGAGATACATGATTGGTCACGTGACAGAATTCATGTACTTGATAAAAAGAAAAAGAATGATGATGCTTATGCTCTTTTTTTAGAGTTTGATGAATGGCTTAATCCTGAAATTGATGACCATGATATTTTTTCCTTAGAATATATTGGAACAGGTAGTACCTATGAGCACTAAGTATTCTGAAAATCAATTAAAGTTAAGACGAGAAGTTCTTAAAATTCTTATGAGTAAGTATGGTCATGAGAATAATAATAGAGCAATATATGAATGTGCTGATGAGTGGGTAGAGAAGTATGTTATAAGTGCAGGTGTTGTTGATTATTACAATGCCTACAAACAGTCTTTTATAAATAAATCACTTGAAAAATAAAAAATGCAAAAAATAGTTAATGTACTTGCTCTTGCGTCTTTCGCTGTATCTGGTGCCGTTGTTGGTAGTGGGGTATACGTATATCTCAATAGAGCATCCATCATTGATGGAGTTAAATCTCAGGTTATGGAAGCAGTTACTGGATCTCTCGGAGGTCTTGGTGGCATGGGTGGAGGAGACCTTCCTATAGGAACACCTGATCTTGCATCTCCTTCTGATTCAGCTGCTGTTCCAGATGGTGGTGGTTTGGGTCTTCCTGTTCCAGGTTCACCATTATAATTACTAAAGGTATTAATCATGAAAAAAACAGAATCTTACGACCAGTTATTGAAAAGGTTTCAGAAAAGAGTTCCTGAATTACAGGAAAGGTTAAGAGAAATTCGTGAAGAAGAGATACCAAATTTGTTAGATGAAGAAAGAAAAGTAGAACTTGATCTCTCTAGAGTAGAAGGTTCTCTTCAGTGTATTGAATATTTGGCTTATGGTAGGTTACCACACGATGGTAATCATGGTGGTATGAAAGATCATCAACCAGATAATGTAGTTCCTATTCGTCAAAACGTCTAATGGATTTACAAAAAGTTGCCACCTATGGAACAGCTGTAGCAGTAGTTGGTACAGGTACTATTATAGGTGGCAATGTTGCACTTGATAATGCTACGGGTGGTCCTGAAAAAAGAATTAAAGCAAAACAAAGCGAACTTCAACTTATAGTAAGAGAAGA